TCTTCGTCTAGAATTTCTTCGTCTAGAATTTCTTCGTCTAGAATTTCTTCGTCTTCATCTAAAAGATCTTCTTCTAGGGAAGATATATCATACTCTTCTTCTAGGTGGTCAGACTCCATGTCTTGTTCCTCCAGTTCTCGTCGCATTGTTTCTTCCAACTTGTCTAGGTCAATACTCACAAATGCACCCTTGTCCGTAGTTGCCGCGTAAGGAAGCTGGTCTACAACAAATTCGCCATTTCCTTTTTTGTTTTTGTCGGCCTGCATGTCCACAGTTGGTGGGGCCATAGGCGCCTCTTCTTCGGGCATCTCCATGTCTCCCATGGCCATTAAATCTTCTTGCTCTAAAATCATGTCGACCGCTTCTTTAATATCTTTTGAGAAGTGTTCTACAATTTTCTCTTCTGCACTTTGACGAGCCGCCTCTTTCAGGGATTCCGCGTCAATAATTGCTTGCTCTAACATATTGGACATATTCTGCTCCTCTTAAAACAGCTTATCAACAATAATTAGTAACATAAAGTTGTAAATGCCCTTTTATATTAAAGTCAAAATAAGTAGTTTAGTCAGTGAGGCCAGACCCTGTTAATGTATACATTTGGCCAAACTGAATTCCAGTCAAAGAAGCATACAATTGAAACGATGCATTATCGTTAATGTTGGTTATATAGATTTCTTTGCATTTTACATCAAAAGTAAATTCTGGGCGGGGGTGACCTGGGCCCGAGCCGGAAAGAGTTACAAAGTGCTGCCCAGCATTAATTCTACCACTAGATACAGGGTTAAAGTGCATATTGACTTGAGAACTTCCCGAAGCTATAACGGTGATGCTCTTAGTTACCTGCGGAAATTTAACAAGTATGGTCGTGCCGGCGCTGCCCATGTCTGCAGACCCGGTAATGTATGGGTGGCCCGAAACTTGATAAGAACCCACGTTTCTTAGGCCAACGGTTCGGCCGGGACTGTTAATTGATTGTGCCATTTAAATTGCTCCTCGTCTTATTAATTAGTTTCCTAATTGCTTAATCTTTTCATTATGAAGTTTTTCTAATATCTTTTTTCTCTTTGCCTTTTTTCGACGCTTTTTGTCGGAAGGTTTTTCATATCGCATGCGCTCTCTATAAATTTCAAGTACTTTGCTATTTTTAACTTTCTTCATAAATCTCTTGATCATCTTTTCGGGATGTTCTTTATTGTGCCGCGGTCGGACTTCTACATTAATTGGTTTCGCCATATCTTATCCTTAAACTAATTTTCCCCATTTGTTTGCGCCGAGGGCCATAATACCAGATATATCTACGCCAGCATCGCTGGGGTCGACTCCAGACAAAGGCCCTTGCTGGGGTGCCTCATTCAGGGATCCCCCTTTTGAGAGAGGCTCTATTCCTTCAAATATTTCATTTCCAAATCCAGTGGCATCCAGAAGTTTTCTTTTTCGCTCTTTTAACATAATTCTTTTTTCTTCTTCCAGTTCCGCCCTTTGTTGTTGTAGTAAAATATCATTTTGTGTAATAGGTTTGGGCGCCTCTTTTACTTCTGGGTTCCGACTTTCTGTTAGCATGGGGCTAAATCCCGTAACAACTTCAGAAATAATATTTGATAGGACTCCCTCTTCCAATAAAACTTCTTTAACACACTGTCTTACCAGGGGCTTAAGTGCCTCCCTTAATTCTGCTTTTTTCATTTATCACCTTATAAAAATGTCATTCAGGGCTCTATTAATCCTATCACCCTTTGTAAAAAGTCTTGACAAGTCTTTCTCTAGACTTTCATACATTGTGTCTTTTCGATCCAAGACCCATGCATTTGGCGCTGAAGGTTCGGAAACTGCATCGAAACATATCAATTGCAGGTCGTCCTGCACCATTTGGGCGCTTGAGCCTTTTGGGCAGGGCCCAAGTGAACCGAGGGCTCGCGAAGAAAAGCCAAACTTTACGCCACTATTATAGAGGCCCTCTAAAATTTGACCAGATGGAGTCTTCAAACACTGCACAACACCTACGACGTCATCGCCTTCCCACCAAATTCTGACAACTTTGTGGGAAGCATTCCTGAGATTAATCACACTATCATCCGGATGATCACATTCTCCGATGGCGCGGCCTTCGGCAACCATTTTAGCATAATTTTCTATTTCCCTCTCCAATACGCGGCGGCCATAGACTCTTCCATTTCCATTTTGTACATCGCATTGTTGCAATTTTGCAGGAAATAGCAAGAAACCATCGTTAATCATTCTTTTCTCGCCTTCATTTAAAAGGTCGCGACAACCACGTTCGTCGCACTTTAATTCATAATATTCTCTCAAAAGTGTTTTAGACATCTTCCCTCATTCCTTTAAGCGGCCGTAAGCCGCACGATATTAGATCCGCTGCAGCAGCGTCGAACAGGCTGTAGTTTCCATTTTTTAATCGACATGACAATCTCCCTCGTTTTTGTGAGTCACCTTAAAACCAAAATCGTTAATAAGCACACTCAGTAAGTAGCTACTGCCAGAACTTAAGCAGCCCAACAATAGCATATTTATAACATTATATTCAAAACTAAATAGTTCTGTATATTTATTAATTCCAAACAAAAACACACCAACCCAAAAGCCCATGCACATTGGGCAGTGGAATAATTTTCCGAAGCCGCCGAGCCAACTTTTAGATGGTCTAATTTTGTTAAATATAGAGCCAAAAATTAGTATCTGAGTCATGCCATATGCAATGAGAATAAAGTATATTAAATCCATATAAACCTCTTTTCTATAATTCTAATAGCCGCCTCGACCAAAGAGACCATATTGCGCTGGGTATCCTGTATGTTGATTAACAGTCCCCTTGTGTGGTTTATGTGGAATTTCTCCAAGCTCTGTAGAATCTTTTTCACTGGGATCCAGCAATTCTTTTTCAAAGTCAATCTTGTACTGTTGGACTGCTAGGTAATGTGGCTTTTCTTCCAAGAGGAAGGACACAACAGTGTACAGAGACATTTGAATTGGGTCAATTTTTGCCGGCTCTTTGGGTGTTAAAATTGTGCCCTCTAAAGATCCGAATATGTTGCCACCATGAACAGTTGCAGGGTCAATAATCCCATTCCTTCTCAAGTGCTCAAAGAGCCTATTCTGTGTGGCATATATATGATCTCCATATTGATTTTTAGAAAGAGCCAGCACTTTATTTTGAGATGGAGAGAGAACAATATCTATCTCCGGATGATCAACAATTAATATATTGCCGTCCATTGTTTTCCTGGCCTTTAGGTTAACCTTGGCGGCGATTGGATTTTCAACAGTGACCTTAAAAGACGCTACCGTCGGCGGCGGTGGTGGCACTCTTGTTTCAACACCCTTGTTGTCAACTATCTTAACATTAAAATCGGCCATTTAATTTTCCACCTCTTTAATTAACAATTGTATCTTAAGTACAGATTGAAGCATATCTCTGTCCATTGCTCTAGAGCCGAAAGACTCCAGCAGTTCTTGAACTTTTCTCATCTTTTGAGACATTTTTTGATCCTTCTGTAGTTCCTGCACACTAAATGAGCTTTCAACAGCCTTTTTTAATCTGTAAATCTCCTCATTTAAATACACTTTAAGGTCAATACCGTTATCCATAAATGAAAGAATATATTTATTCAACAACGTCTTTTGGTTTTCTGAAAGTGTTTTATTATACTGATCGTTGAAGCGATCAATAAATTTATTAACAACGAGGCCGTCCACTTTATCGTTTTTAGCCTTAAGCACTCGCTTGGAAGAGAGTTTAGATAGCACTTTTTCTTCCAAAACCAGTCTACGCTTTACACTTACATCTTCCCCGAACATTTGGGAGAGGGTAGCGATATCTTTGTAGTTCGGAACAAAGTTGGAAAAAACAGATTTAGAAATTTCTTTATTTATTCTCTTGATGAGTGTGCTCTGTTCAGAGAAAATCTTCTTCTCATCCAGTTTTTCATACTCTCTTTTGGTCTCTTGAATTAATTTTTCACCAATTCTGGTATTGAGATTTCGAGTATCTAAAAGCGCCTTAAAAAGTCTAAGCTCTTTTCCCATCTCTGTCTTGCTCGTGAAAGACTCTTTTAAAATAGAAACAACTTTATTTCTAGCGGGCATGTTCTTGCTGATTGTCTGCTTGACTATTTCGCGAACGAGAGCCTCGTAAAGGAAAGCTGTATTTCTCTTTTTATTGTGTTTCGACATTATCTTTGCGCTCCAATTCGTTTATTAAGTCTCTAACTGTCTGATTGACTTCGAACAGCTTTTTTTCTTCGTCGCTATAATTAGTCTCTTTTGACTCATAAATACCTTTTCCCAACCCAAGCAATTCGCTAGCTCCATCTGGCAGGTTCATTTTTAATTGTCTTTTTGGCAGGGTGGCAAGTTCGTGAGCATCTTTAGAATTCATGCTGCGCTTTCTTGCACCTCTCTGGCGCATGTCAGCAGGCACAGGCTCGTACCATCCTTTTGATTTGCTGCTTTTAGTTTTTTCGACTCCGCCAAATGCGTTATGCTTAACTTTAGCTCTAACCCATGCGCCGTCATCATCCCTTTTTCCGGGTGCTGCGAGCAGCGAAGTGTCTGCTTCGCCCTCTTCGGTGGTCGGTGGTGCCTCCATGTCCATTTCGCCACCCATGTCGACATCGCCGCCCATATCCATGTCTCCGCCCATATCCATACCCATATCTTCGCCGGCCATTTCTTCCCCTCCAAGGGCGCCCAGATCACCACCTCCGGCTCCGCCTCCACCGGCCATGGCTTCTTGACCCAGCATCTCTATGGACTGAGCAAAGTATTTATCATAATAAAGTTCCCTCTGGTTCCGTAAAAACTCTTCCTCAGAAAGATCAAATAGATTTCTAGCAATCCAGCGCTTGCTAAAATAGCCTTCGGCCGCTTGGGCAGCTACACTGAATTTTGTATTCCAGTGTTCTAGCTCTTGCAGTTCAGATATTTTAGAAGGATTATTTAACTTTAGTTTAAAGGACAGCAAGTCATCACCGCGATACCCAAGAGTATAGAGGTGGACAATTCCAATCTTCTCTAGCTCCGTCGTTACTGATCTTTGTAATCTTTGAATTGTTCTTGCGAATCTAATATCTTTTTGTGCCAATGTTGCTTTGTCTTCGTCTCCGCCTTCAGCGCGAGAGAGATAAGAGGCTGGTATCTTTAAGGCAGAGAACAATTTATCTCTTAAATATTTAACATCATCAATATCTCCAGTATAAGTGCCGCCAGGGAGTGCCTGAATTTCAGTTCCGACGCCACCACGAACTGGAATAAAATAGTCCTCTTCCACGGACATTGGGTTATACCTCAAATCGACTCTCCCAGTGTCTGCGTCGACGACTTGATTGCGTTTCATCGACGTAATGACGCGTTGCATATATTGTTCTACGTCTTGAGGGGGAATATTTCCTACATCAATCTTAAAAACACGGCGCTCTGGGGCTCTGACAATTCGATAGGCCATCATCGCATCTTCCAAAAGAATGAGTTGTCTCCATATTCTTCGCGCTGAGTCTAAAACAGAGGTGCCGTAAGGTGCGAACTTATCATTTCCAAGAATTCTAAAATGCCCCAATTGCCAATTCTCAAAGGTGACGCCGCCAGTGTTCCATTGATATTGAACATAATTTGGGTTTGTCTTATCTTCTCCTTCCAGGCGCTCCACTTGATCTGTCGGAAGGCCAATGACTTGCTTTATTCCTGTGTCCGCATCGATATCCAAATAGAGGTAAAAATCTCCATACTTGCACATGGTGCGACACCACCCAAAAAGATTAAATTCAATATTTAAAACATTAAAAAAGAGAGTATTTAATATTCCTTTGATCTCCTCATCGTGGCAATCAATATCAATTATCCTTTTTATGCCCGTGTGAGTTGTCATTTCGTCTGCGTAAATATCTAAAGCTGATGCAATTTCAGGCGTATACTCCATCTGGTCAAAATCTGAATATCTCTGCAGGCGACCCTGGGTTCCCATCATAAAAGAAGAGAAATTATCAAAAGGATTATAGCCGATCCTTTCAAACTTTTGACCTGCGACGTCTTTGAACGTTTTTGCATATTTATCAAGGCGGCGGCGTCTTAATTGTCTAGTGTTTTGAGAGCGATAATTAATCAGGGGTCCAGAAAATAATTTCGTCAACCTCCTGTATAAATTTGAATCTGGGTTTTTTGGGTTTTTAGTGTTTTTTACGTTTTTTGGATCCATTTATCTCATCCTTTTAATAGCCATACAAATTCTTTCATCTTCTTTTTTTCATCAATCGCCTTTTCGAATAGCTCAGTCTGCCTTGGCCTTTGCATTCCTGGTATTCTAGAATCAATATGAGTCTTATTTGACATTATACAATTTAAAAATGCTTTTTTATACTCCATATCTCTTTTATTTTCAATAAGTACTGTATCTCGTACCCAACAACCAATAGCACATGCCATAATTAAATCATCATTATAGCCCCTTTGTGCTTCCGGCTTACCGTTCCTCCAGATAAAAGTGTCTAACTCATTAATTAGCCTCCTAGAATAAATAGTCAACATTTTGTTTCTTATATATTCTTCAAACTTAGCAACGATTAGTGGCCTTGTTTTCATCGAAGTTGTAAAGCCGGGTATTGCAGAAGAATTTGTTTCGGCTTGATACTGGTCGATGTAATCGTGAGAAGATTTAATAGAGTGATAGAGGTTCGGATAAGCCTTATCTCTTAATTTATCTAGCACTGCAAAGCCAACACTATTATTCTCAACAACCACCATTGCATTACCATATTCCCTGCCGGCATTATAAATTATATCAGAAAATAAATCCGGGGTCACTTTTCCTTGATATTCTGCAATGATTTCCATAGTTTCTAGCTTGAAGATGTGAAAGGTGCTTGAGTCGGCGCCGTCACCGCGGGCAACGTCTGCAACCAAAAGATAAGTATTTTCAGGCTTATGTTCTTCCCAGATCCAATAATTTCTATCGACCCCTGTTCTATATTTTGGATCCATAATTTTGTTTTTCAAAAACTGAATATCCTCACCATCAATAACAGTCTCACCAGAAGTGTTAAAGTTGCACTGATATTCTTGAGCAATTTGTCTTTTGCTCATATTTTTAGTTTCAGTCTCAAACCACTCTTGATCTCTGTCGGGGTGAATGTCCCAATTAAGTTTTATTGGAAAAAACTCATTCTGGCCCCCTTCAGCCTTAATGTAAGTGTCGTGAAACCAATCTCCCACGCCATTTGGTGTGGATAGTGCAATACATCGACCACCAGTAGAGATCGTAGGATAAAGACCAGTCCATAGCTCTGTTAAGTTATCAATATGCGCAGCCTCATCAATAACCAAAAGAGACAAAGCCTCTGAACGACCTGCATCTCCTGAAGTTGAAGACGCCTTTACTTGAGAGCCATTGCTCAATTCAAATGAATTCTTATTATCAATATCAATAGTGGCAATTCTTAGCCACTCAGGCAGGTGTTTAATGATTCCTTTAACTTTTCGAACTAAGTTTGCCGCTGTATTTAACTTTGTCGCGACAACAAGGATATTTTTATCCCTATGGAAAAGTAACATCCATGCAATATAGGCAGCAACAATTGTTGAGATGCCAAGCTGGCGTGCTTTCAAAATAACAGTAAAACGATAATCGTTAAACTCGTCCAGCAAGCTATCTTGATAATCATAAGTTTTAAATGGGATCAGCCCATAGCCGGGGTGAGGGATTTTAGCATAATTCCTTATGAAGTATCGCGTGTCTTTGCCACACTTCAAGACTTCTTTTAGAATTTCCTTCTTTGTTAATTTGTATCCCATTATGCCTTGACATTATTAGGTTTTTTTGCTCCGGAGTATTTAGGTTTACCAGTTTGAAGCCACGATTCAACTGCGGCTCTCAATTTTTCTTCCTGATCTCCAGGAGAATTCACACCAAGAGCCTCGGCATCTTTCATTCCGCCGACTGTATAGACTTTTTTTGCCTGACACCATGTTCGAACACGAGACATGTTCTGTAAAAGAACATCACAAGGGCCGTCAGCTTTAAGCGTCAGTGTGTCCCCAGTAATTTTTTTGTATTCCTTCTTGAGGAATTTAATAATATCTGCATATGTCTGTTCGATTTCGTCGTCCACCTTATTGTTGTGAAATGCCTTTAGAGACAGTTCAGACTGATAAGTAACAATGAGCTTAGGGCCTTGCATACGGACTTTGAATCCATCAATAATCCGCGAATCGTTAATTGCACAACCTTCCTCTCGTTTAAGTCCTGCTAGCTTTTCTTCGCCATCAACAACAAATCTCTTGTCGTGGGCGCCATCATAAGCATTTGCTGCCGCCTGGTTTATTCCTTTTACTATGTCATATACGCTTGCCATTATTTAGTCTCCTTGCTAGGCTTGTCTGGTCTCCACCCGCTTAGCCACTTTTCCTCATTAAATTCAACGTGTTGAATATAACAATTGAAGCAGCAATCAAATTTGTTCATGTATAAATCATCTTTTAGTTTAAAAGACAGTACTTCACAGACGGGGCACTTTCTTTTATTTTCCTTAGTAATTAGATTCTTTGAAAGCAAAAAGCCGTCTTTCTGTACTTTCTCTTTTTGTGTATCTTTTTTATAAAATTGCTTGACCTGCTCCAAGTACTCAGCCTCTTTTTCATCGGACCAAAAAGACTTTGGATTAATAATTGTCTCCATGCCATATTTTTTTGCAATGGCTTTTTCTATTTTTGCTATCTTATTTAAATCTTTTTTCTTCGACATAACTTGCAAACCATATTATAAACCACAAAATAAATAGTTTTAAATAAAAAAAGGGAGGGAGATAAACTCCCTCCCTCCCAAGAAAAAATAAATTGATTATTTCTTGTTAAGCTTGGCTTGAAGATCTTTGATCTGTGCCGATTGCTCTTGAATTGCAGAAACGAGAACTGCAGTCAAGCGACCGTAATCAACACCGAACAAGCCCTCATCAGTCCCATGAACTGCTTGAGGAACAGACTTCTTAAGATCTTGAGCTAAGAAACCGAAGTCTCTTGAGCCGTCTGTGTTCCAAGTGAAATTAACAGCACTCAGCGAGTTGACCGTCTCTAAAGCATTACGGATTGGCTCAACATCACTCTTGAGTCTTTCATCCGAGTAAGTCACGAAGGCGGCCGCTCTGATCTTGTTTTTGTTCTGAGAACCACTAGCAACATCAACTGCGTACTCGCCATTTGCGTCTCCACCGATGGTCAAGTGCTCGGCACCACTTCCGTCAACAAACTTCAAATGATGCTCTGAAGCGTCATAAAGCACGTATTCGTCAGTTGAACCACCGAAGAACTTAACATCGTATCCGTTGGCATCTGAACCAACAGTCACATTACCAGAAAAGGTCACGGCGCCGAGGGCGTCGATTTCACTTTCCATGAGAGTAACAACTCTTGCAAACGTAGACTTGCGGTTTGTACCGCCAGCACCATCGTCAACTATGAGAAGGTCA